GGAATATTGAACCGTCTTTTTACGTTAGATGAATCCATAAGATATTGTAGAGTAATGACTTCACCCTGAGCAATCTCAACATTATACCATGTGAAAGAACCATTAGATTTAGATTCCGTAGAGCTATTGAGTACCACAAATGGATAGTTTATACCGTCAATGTCTGTACCTAAAATTCTTGTGTACTTTTCTAGTGTGGCCACTGTATCAGTAGGTTCGGTAGCTGAAGGTGTTACAACAATATCAACGGTAGTGGAAGCACCGTGTCGCGATTCTGGCACGTAGTTGATGGCTTTGGCATGAGAAATAACAGAGGTTCTAAGCTGTGCGCTGTCAAGGAACGATTCGTTAGCTACCATGTTGAGATAGTAGCTCATATAATGAGTATTATAGGAAAGAATATCCAATAGAACTGACATACCAGATCCATCAAAATCAAAGTCCTGAAACTGTGACTGTCCTCTCAAATACTCTTTAAGATTTTGCTTAATTGAGTCAAAATCTAATTCGGTTACTCTCAAACTTGTGTTTGCTGTCATCTAATGCGCTCTAAGAATAAAGTTGTTACGACTGGTTCGCTACTATTCAGAACTATAAAGTAAATTCTGACATTATAACCATTGTTATCGTAGTCAAATAGTGCATCCACTTTTTTGACTAAAACACGAGGTTCAAAGTTTTCGATTACCTCTTTGATAGCATCTCTGAGAAATCCTTCCACAAGTGGATTGGCATTCTCAAATAAGAGCTTTTGGACATTCGATCCAATATACGGACGAAATGGTCTATCGTAGAAATTTGTGAGAATTAGATTCCGAACTGATCTTTTTACAGAATCAATCCCTGTCTTTCTCATTACATCCTTGGTTGTAGGATGTGGTAAGAAATCCAGATCTAGATCCGAATAGTCTTTGTTACGTGCAATTTTGTTTGTCATACGTTTATTTATGCGATATTATATTGTCCTTTAGTCGGAGCATTCGCAAAGGTATCTGTTACGGTCTTAGTTTTTGGTGCTGGTTTAGCTTTGACCTTCTGCGAGGCTTCGTCGGCATCGTCTGCTTCACCACTTGTGTTCAACTGAATTGCTGATGGACCTTCAATGGCCACAGTGTCAGCAGACTTAAGTGAGGCTTTGCCAGTCGATTGCATATTCAATTTACTACTTGATTTTAAGTTGATATCGTTCGATGATTGTACATGTACACCAGCACCAACACTACGAATACCAATGTCTTTTGATGCTCCTAAAGATAGAGTGCCACTAGTGGAAGCAAGGACTGTATCACCATCTCCAGCAATCATGAAGTTGCCGTGAGTAGAAAGCATACCATTACCATCAAACTTACCAGTCAAGTTGGTTGCCACCATTTCTATATTTTCTGCGACCGTAGCGTGTACATTCTTTGCAGTTATATTATAGTCGCCTTCCACTGTCGCATTCATGTTGCCAGTTACAGTCAAATTATAGTCACCCTCAACGCGAAGTGATGCTGTGCCCTGTACTGTAATATCCTGTGCGCCTGTAACAAGTACACGATTTTCACCAAAAATGATATTATATTGTCCATTGTGAACGACGATCTGAATTGCACCATCTGGCATACATTGAATCATTGAGCCTGTGCGATGCTGCAATGTGATGCTCTCTGCACCATTGCTGTCATCAAACATAAACGTGTGGCCTGTTCGTGTCTTGTATACATCACCATTAGGATATACACCAGCGCCTTTCATCTTTCGAGCATCTGGAAGTCCATCCCAAGTCGAACCGCTTTGCTTTGCGTTGTTTGTCGTAGACTTATTAGGTGGTTTAGATGAAATAGCCATTATGAGAAACCTTTACCTGACAGAATATTGCCACCTTTCATGATTAAATCAGTTAGTGGCTTAATGTTTTTCTTTGCAGTTGTTCCAGTATTTACACTCTCTGTCAGTTGTTTCATGTGTGCTAATTTACTGGGGTTCATTCTATTGTGCATATCAAACATTGTCTTCGCAGATTCTCCAAACAAATTCTTTCCTGAAGAAGAAAATGCCTGTTCAGCAGAAGTCAACATGCTTATTGCACCCTGAATATTGCTGACATATTGTTCTGCATCATCATCATCTTGTTTGTTGCCTGTCTTCTTGATAAGTGTGTTAGCTACATTGGCTATTGTAGTAACCGCATTTGCATCTGTATTTACAGAAGCGACAACCTCAGCAAGATTGATCGTTGCAGTGATTGCACCTGTTGAGTCAAGTTCCATAATAGTATTGCCATATGCACCCGATGTGCGAATTTTAACCTTTTCTAGCTTATCTAACCCATGAAGGCTCTCGTCCGTAGTCAAGCGGTTCATTGTGTCTACAATATCACCAATGCTCTTTGCGGTTGCAAGAAGCTCAGTGGCATTCTGCAAGAATGTATCAGGTTGTACACGGTTCGTAACAGCAAATCCATAACTAGAGCTGGTCTCGACCTGAGTAATCAAATTAGACGTGGAAACCATAGCGTCTTTTATTTCGGGTGGTAGCTTTGATAATATCTGATCTAATGCCCCAGTCGATTGGAGCATATTAAACATTTTACCCAATGACATGGTCATACCTGGCATTTGTGATAGCATCGAACTGCTCAGAATACTGGTTGAATGTTGTGTCGCAGTTGCAATACCTTTGACTTGATCAAGATGAATACCTGCCATTGGCCAAAGTGTCGCAGTAGAAGGAATTGCTTTAACAAGACTGTGTGACCACATACCATTATCTTGTACTTCACGAATTTCAGCACCGTCTCTAGTACCATTCTTAAGTGATTTAGGTGGAGCTTTCTTATCTGTCTTGTGATTTACGGCTTCTTCAAAGAAACTAAAGAGTGATTTACCACCAGGAACACCCATATTCTTCATAACAGTATTAGGCAACACACCCAATATAGTGACATAACCTGTACCAGAGTGACCAGGACCACCATCTTTCACACACATGACGCACGTGCCGCGCTCAGGCGGATGACTTGAACTGTGGACTGATCCTTGAGTACCAGCTCCTATCATTCGTGCAAATGGTAAATCAGTAAATTTGATTTTATTTCCATTATATAATGACGGAATCCACACACGCGCACCACCAGCTTTATCTTTTGGTGCATCTTCACTATCACCACCTACAATTACGCCTACAAGATATTCGCCTTGATTGGGTGCCTTATACTTACTCATACCATTCCCTTGCCAACTGTTGTAGAAACACAGTCCATAGTAGTAGTCGAGAAACCACCGCGCTTGACTGTATGGACCATAGATGAAATCAAATAGTCGCCTGCGCCATATAATTGAACTGGTGATCTACTCTTATCGTTCTTATTATATAGATTGACACGAATTACTTTACCTGCATGATATATAGGGTTCCAAGGCACTGTCAATCTCAGTGCAACCTTGTCTGGCTCCAATAAATTCATACGAGCCTGTCTTTTTAATAGGTATTGTTCAATGGCACTATTGCTGGCATTCTGTTGGTCTGCTGAATTTAAATTAGTTTGACCTAATTTAAAGATGCCTTGTCCTAATCCATTTGCAATAGTTTGTACACCCGATAGTGAGAATTGACCTAAAAATGCATTTGTCAGTATCATAGAGGTTAAATCTCGACCATCAGTGTCAATACCATTTAATAAATCAGACAATAAATCAAAATCACATGGGAAACTGTATGTCATAATTAAACGAGGATTTCGATATCCACCATATATGTCATTCTTTTCAGATTTAGCTCCAGCTGTATCAGCATGGGTTAGCTCTACAACGGGTGTGCCTTTAGATAGTGATGCCAGTGATCTAAAATGATGTGTTCCACCATTCTCATAGGTCATATAGTGTAAGAAGGATGGGTCATTACTATTTGCTAGGGCAACGTCTGCCTGTTGTTTTACCACATCAAATGGGTGAATATTCTCAGCAATATAGTCGCGACTGGGTGTAGATGACTCAATATCCATATTGGTAACTCTAGCAGAGGATGACAATACCTGTCTTACCACTTCAGATGGAGAAGTTGCTTTCCAATTCTGTGATACCAAATCCCTTGCATTATTCAATAGACTGTCATCGCATCCATATAGCACAAATTCTTCGTTATTTGAATTAATCATTTTACGATCAGCAAGGCGATAAATACGAGGATTTACTTCCAGAGTGTCTTCATTGAATTTATATGCTTTGAGGATTGGTCGTGTGATCTTGATATTAGCGGTTAGGTTCTTGAACTCATCAAGGTTCTTATTAGGTAATACGTGTCTATATGAATGTACTTTAAT